ACTTCCGGCTCCGACGGCTCGATCGTCGAGATCGCGCTGAAGAACCGCTAACCCCAGACCCTCGCGCGTCGAGAGACGCCCGACCTCCCTGAGAAGGAAAACAGGCCATGCGCCAAGGTTTCATCGACGCCAACGGGGTCTTCGACGCCCAGGCGGCCCTGCCGTTCGTGATCGCGCAGGGCCGCAACATCGAGACCACGATCTACAAGAAGCGCTACCCGACCTACGACTACGCCTCCGTCATCCCCGTGGTGACCGAAGGCAACGAGTGGGCGATCGGCACCACCTTCTTCACGGTCGACGTCGCGGGCGAGGCCAAGTTCCTGTCGGGCTCGGCCAACGATATGCCGTTCGTGTCGCAGACCCGCGACCAAGCCTCGCACGACTTCGCCATGATCGGCTCGGGCTGGAAGTGGACGATCGAGCAGATCAACCAGGCCTCGCTCTACGGCGTCAACCTGACGTCCACCGACGCCATGACCGCGTCGGATACGGTCGAGCGGCTGCTCTACAACATCGCCATGACCGGCTCGACCGAGAAGAACTGGACCGGGTTCACCAACAACTCGGCCGTCTACCGCGCCGATGTCCCGGCCGACGGCGCGAGTTCCTCGACCTTCTTCTCGGCCAAGACGCCGCTGCAGAAGATCCGCGACCTGAACGCCGCCATCACCATCGTCTCGCGCGAGACGAACGAGGTCGAGTACGCCGACACGCTGGCCCTGCCGCCCGAGATCATGGACGACATCGCCACGACCTACATGGGCAGCGAGGGCTCGTCGCCGACGGTCCTGGAGCGTTTCCGCGCCGGCAACGCCTACACCGCCCGGACCCAGCAGCCGCTGAACATCGTGTCGGTGCGCGCCCTGGCGACGGCCTCGCAGGACGGCGGCGGCCGCATCGTCTCGTACCGCAAGGACCCCGAGGTGGTGAAGTTCCACCTGCCCATGCCCAAGCGCGTCCTGGCCCCGCGCCAGGCTTCGCTGATGGGCTTCGAGCAGGGCCTCATCGCCCGCACGGGCGGTGTCGAGATCCGCCTGCCCGGCGCCATGGCCTACCTCGACGAGGTCTCGGCTCCGCCGACCTAAGGGCCGGCTGACAAGCTCCCTGACCCTGCGGCCCCGACCGGAAACGGCGGGGCCGTCTTTTTCTGAGCGCAACCAGGAGAACACCGATGCGCGCCAAGATCACCAACACCGGCAAGGCCCCGCAGGGCATCCCCACCACCGAGGGAGTGAAGACGGTCCGCCCGGGCGAGACGCGTTCATTCGAGGTCGACACCGGCGCCCTGAAGCGCGCCCGCGGCCTGCCGTTCCTGACCATCACCGATGGCGACACCACCGACGAACCTGTCGAGCGGCTGTGGCTGGCCCTGGCCGATGACGAGAGTGGCTCGGGCTTCACCACGATCGACATGAGCGGCCGCAAGTTCCTCGGCTTCGCGACGGGCCCGACGCGCCCCACCGAGATCGGCGACTATCGGTTCGAGCCGCTGGAACGTAAGCCGTTCCACTATGAGCCGCGCCCGATCGATCCGCAGCCGGTCGCCGACGCTCCTCTGGCCGGCACGGGCGCGGCGGTGCAGATCCCGACCGTCGATGCCCTGACGGGCGAGCCGATTCCGCCGGTGGCCACTGTCTCCGGTGAGGTCGCCGAGACCTTCGACGCGGAGCTGCTGGAGGCCGCCACCGACGCGGAACTGGCCGAGATGCACGAGAAGAAGTTCGGCAAGCCGCCGCACCACGCCGCCAAGCGGGAAACCATCATCGCCAAGCTCGCCGCGCCGGCCGAGGCCTGACCCATGGCCTACGTCGCCCCAACCATCCCCGACTTCCGCGCTCGGTTCCCCCGGGCGACGGTGGACAAGGTCCCTGACGCTATGGTGACCCAGGCCCTGGCCCGGGCCGCCCGTCAGGTCGACACGACGTGGACGGAGGGCGACTTCGCCGAGGGCCAACTGCTCTACGCCGCCGCCTGGCTGACGAAGGAGGGCTTCTGGCCCGGCGCCGAGGGCGAGGCGGCCGCGGCCGGCGCGTCGGGGTTCAAGGTCATGAAGTCGGGCCAGCTGTCGCTCGAGCGCTTCGACAACGGCGCGGCGGGCGGCGGCGGTCAGACCGACCCCGTCCTGGCGACCGGCTACGGCCAGGAGTTTGCCGCGCTGCGGGCCCAGAACGTCGGCGGCCCGCGCGTCACCGGCGCGTGCGGAGGCGTGGTCGCTCCCGGGTTCTATGGCTTGGTCGGCGGAGGCTGGCCGTGGGGTTTCTAGACGGTGGCCTCCAGGCAGTGTTCGGCGCGGCCTTCGCGCCACTCTACCTGCCGGGCGTGCTCCACAAGCAGACCCGCACCGACACCGACGACGGCGACGTTGAGGTGGCCTGGACCGACAGCCCGATCCGCTACCAGCCTGACAAGGTCACCGAGGCGATGCGCCAGGCCGAGGGCTACACCGATCGCGATGCGGCCTTCCTAATCCTGCAGGCGGGCGTCGAGCCGTTCAACACCGACGCCGAGCTGACGGCCAAACAGTCGCCAGCCGAACCGGAGCGGCGCTGGGCAGTGAAGTCGTGCGAGAGCGACCCCGCCGGCACGCATTGGGTCGTGCGGGCGAGCCCTGCCTGATGGCCCGCGTAACCGGCGCCAAGGCCCACGCCGCCCGCCTGAAGCGGATCCAGGGCGAGGAGATGGTGCGCGAGGTCGGCAAGGCGCTCTACGTGGCCGGCAACATGATCGAGGTGGAGGCAGAGATCTCCATCACGACTGGATCCGTGAGCGGGAAGGGCCACGTCCCGTCGAAGCCCGGCCAGCCCCCCAATCGCGACACCGGGGTGCTCGACGGCAACATCGAGACGGCGCTGGTCGAGCCGCTGAAGGTCGAGATCTCTTCCAATGCGCCTTACTCGGCCGCTCTGGAATTCGGCACCTCCAAGATGGCGGCTCGTCCGTTCATGCGGCCGGCGGCGCAGAAGAAGAAGGCCGAGGCGGTGGAGCTCGTCCGGCGCGCCGTGAAGAAGGTGGTGGACCGAGCGGGTCAGGGGAACCCGAAGGGGTAGGCCGTTCAGCGAACCGCTGGCATACCTACCCATGCACCCCCTCGGAGCGTCGGGAGACGCCCCTATCCCATAGCTGGAGGACCATCCCATGGTCGCAGGCGTCACCGCGTCGATCGCGGTCAACATCAAGTCGCAGTTGGTCGGCACCGGTGATCTGGGCACGCCCCGGGCGCCCGTGAACGTGGAGGCCCTCCTGAGCCTCACCGCAGGCTCGGACACGACCAGCAAGGCCGACATTCTGTTCGCCGACACGCGCACCATCACCGCGTCGTCGAGCGAGAACCTGGACCTCGCCGGCGCCCTGGCCAACGCTCTGGGCGCCACGTTCACCGCCGCCGAGGTCGTGGCGATCTACGTGAAGGCCGCCAAGGAGAACACCAACTCGGTGGTCCTGTTCGGCGCGGCTTCGAACGCCTTCAACGGTCCGCTGTCGGGCACGACCCCGAAGCTGACCCTGGCGCCGGGCGACTTCGCCCTGCTGACCTGCAAGACGGGCTGGGCGGTCACGGCCGGAACCGGCGACATCATCCTAGCCGCCAACAGCGGCGCGGGCTCGTCGGTCAGCTACGACATCGTCGTGATTGGCCGCACGGTCGCCGCCTAAGCCGTGGCCCGCGACGCCTCCCTCTGGGTTCGTAAGGCCCTCGTGTCGGCCCTCAAGGCCGATGCGGGGGTGAGCGGCGTCGTGGGCGCGCGGGTCTATGGCCAGAACCCGCCCGCCGATCCGACCTGGCCTTTCACCAAGCTCCAGCCTCTCACGGTCGTTCCGATGCGCGCCACCTGCTTGGATGGGACGCGCTACACGATCCGCGTCAGCGGCTTCGCCAAGGGGGCGGACGAAACCGCCGTGGCCACGTTGGGAGCAGCCGTCTCCGCGTGCCTGGATGGCCGCTCGATCGCGCTTCCTGGCGCGCCCTGGCCGGCACGCCTGACCGACATTCGCTGGACCGGAACCGACATCATCCGCGACCCGGAAGAAGCGACCGGATGGCATGCCATCGTCGCTTTCGAGGGCGTGGTGACGGCCTGACATCGGGCCTTCCCAAGCCTCAGCACGCTCGGCATACCTACCCTTGTGCACCAAGGCTCACGTGGGCGGAGGGGCAGAAAGCAGCGTCGGACGACGCCGCGAACCCATAGATGGAGCCCCGGCCCATGACCGTGCCGTCGATCGTCCGAGGGACGTATGTCAGCATCCTCGTCGAGGATCCCGAGAACCCCGGTACCTTCCTGCCGCTGTGCGGCCTGAACACCCGCACGCTGACCGAGCAGGTCAACACCAACGACGTGTTCACCCGCAACTGCGACAATCCCGAAGACATCCCGTTCCGCCGCCTGATCCAGACCGGCAAGCAATGGGATCTGTCGGGCTCCGGCCAGTACAACCGCGCTCTGGGCGGCCTGATCTCGTCGCTCGTCGGCGTCCGCGCGAACTATCGATTCCTGATCGGCGAGCCGGCGGACGACACGGTCTACACCTCGTATTTCGGTGGCCCGGCCATGCTGACCCAGCGTCAGATCACCGGCGCCGACGATGACTTCGTGCAGACCGAGCTGACGATCGGTTCCGACGGCGAGTGGACCGAGACGGAGCTGTGACGATGGAGCGCGCGGTCGTCCCGCCGTGCGAAATCGAACTCGAATTCGCTGACGGCGCCTATCTCTTCCGCCTCAACGGCCCCCAGCGCGCCGAGCTTCAGCGCCTGTGCGGCTTCAAGGCCAACCACCCCCAGTACGGCCTGATCGACGTTCCCGTCGGCCTCGGCGCCATCGTCTCGCGCGTCCTCAAGGGGCGCTACCAGAAGGCGGAGGGCGACGGGACGTGGGGGCACCTGGAGGAGGGTGCCTGGCATGACGCAGATCTCGACGAGACGATCCGCCTGGGCCTGATCGGCGGCGGTCACGGGCTGGTCAACGGCCAGGAGGTCAAGGTCGACGCCCTGCGCGCCCGACAGCTGGTCGACAACTATGTCCGGCCGATGCCTCGCGCGATGGCGTGGGACCTGGCCGCCGCGATCCTCTGGGCCTGCTGCCAGGGCTTCATCCCGCCCAAGGAGGGCGGAGACGACGGAAAAAAAGCCGGGCCGGGGCAGACGATGGGTTCTTCGACTACCCCGGCTACCTAGACATCTGCGGAGAGCTTGGCGTGGACGCTCGCGCCATCGGCTGGGGAGAGTTCACCGCCATGTGCTGGGCCAGGAGCGAGCGTATCGCCGCCGATGATCCCGACGCCAAGCCTGATCCGCCCGCCGCTGACCGCGTGATGCGCAACTTCGCCAAGATCCCCGCCACGGCGCTCGGGAGGGCCAACTGATGGCTGTTACTGCCGACCAGGTGAAGGTGATCCTCGACGCCGAGGTCGACGGCTACAACGCCGAGATCAAGCAGTCGGTGAGCGTATTCGAAGCCTCCATGACCAAGATGGAGCGGGCGGCAGGCCGTACGGAGCAGCGCGTCGGCAAGGCTATGACGCGCACGTCGAAGCTTACATCCAGCCAGTTGCAGACGATCCAGTACACGGTGAACGACGTGATCGCGTCTTTGGCGTCTGGATCGAACCCGCTGACGATCCTGGCGCAGCAGGGCGGCCAGGTGACCCAAGCGTTCGGTGGGTTGAGCGGTACGTTGCGCGCCCTGGCGCCGTTTGCGTTCTCGGCTGGCGGGGCACTCACGGCCTTCGGTGTGGCGCTGGCGGCCGGGATCATCGCCGCCGAAAAGGCTGACGCTGAGTTCAAGGCGCTTCAGACCTCTGTTGTCGGCCTTGGCCGGACGACGGGCCTGTCTGCCCAAGGGCTGCGAGACTTGGCCGCAGCGAGTGCTGAAGCCGGCAACGTCACCCGTGCGGCCGCCGAGAAGATGGCGATCGCCTACGCCAATACGGGAGCCATCGGTGGCCGAGTGATCGGCAATCTGATCACCATCACCGACGAGTACGCCCGGGCCACTGGGCAGGACGCCAAGAAGGCAACCGAGGAGCTTGGCAAGGCCTTCTCCGATCCCACTCGTGGCGCGGAGATGCTTCAGGAGAAGTTCGGTCTTCTGGATGCGGAAACGCTGCGCCTGATCCGGTCACTGCAGGCGTCAGGCGAGACGGCCAAGGCCCAGGAGATCTTGTTCGAACGGCTTGGGTTTACGCTGGAAGGCCAGGTTCCTAAGGTCGGCGGCCTAAAGGGGTGGTGGGATCGCCTCACCAAGTCGATCAGCGACGCGGCCGCTGCCGCTCGCGACTATGGCAAGGCGCAGGCTGAAGCAGAACAGCGGCAGATGGCACGAGCTCTCGGCGGCGTCCCCGTCCCTACGGGAGAAGCCGAGCGCGAATCCAATCGAGCCGCGATGCGCCGAAGCAGTCTGGCGCGGCGAAATCAGGAGGATACGACTTCGGCCGCGGTGATCGATCGCGTTCTAGGTAACGATCAGCGCGCCAAAATTCAGGGTGAGATCGACCTTCTCCAGAAGCGAGTGGTTGCCGGCGGCAAAGACGCTGCCGCCGCAGCTGACGCGATAAAGAAGCTTCGAAAGGAACTCGCCGACGTCGGAAAAGCGCCGGCTGGAGCCAAGCCTACCAAGGCCGAGGAGCGCGAGGAGATCGCGCGCCGCGAAGGCCGTGTGGCGGGACCAGCCCTGTTCGGCACGGACTCCAAGTACGGCACGGGCCTGAACACCGACACGGTCAGCGTCGATGACCTGAAAGCCCTGGAACAGATCTTCATCTCGAAGGGGGGCTTGGAGGAGTACCTGCGCAACGGAGGCGGCGATTTCGTTCCG